AAGGAATTTTGTTGTCTAGTACTAAGCGCTTTTGATGCAAGTGCTCAAAAAAAAATCTCTATGATATAGTAGCATATATTCCCAATGCCATTTATCATCGCTGTCATCAAAAGGAAAATCTTCACTCTCATCAGCGGGCATACTAGTCACATTATCAGGAACTATCTCCTTGTAATATGCAAACTTAGTAATGGTAAAGTCGAAATTATTCAGAATATCTTCAGGCGTTCCAAATACTGATTCAATAAGTTCTACCCACATAGAACTGCCTTTTTCTTGAAAGGCACAAGCCTTGTTATTTCTATATTTAAAAGTCCATGCGCCCTCTTCAACTAAGCTATTAAAGTGTGCAACAGCCTCATCAAAATCAGATTGATTGTGAAAGAAAATATCTACATCTTTCACTTTTTCTCTTGAGAGAATATTCTTAAAACAACCGCCAGCTATAAAGCCTTTATGACCTTGCATATATTGGTCTAAAAATCTGAGAAACCAAAAGTTTTCAGGTATATTTTTTATATATTTATTCTCCATATTATTCGCAGCATCTGCTATTTTTTCTTTGTCTGTCATGCTATCAACTTATTAGTGTTACTGTTATAAACTCTAAACAACAACTCTTCAGCTTCCTCATTCATGGCATTGCAAATACTTATTGCTTCTTCCATAGATAAGCCTGTAAGCTCTTCGTCATCATCATTCACTGCAATTTCGCCAGTTATAACTCTGACATCAAATGAGTTTGCAGAAGCAAAAGCCTTAGCAGCATCAAGGGCTTGTATACAAATATAGTGTACTGCATCCCAGTATATATAAGATAAAGTACTTGTATCTTTTAATATATCTATGTAAAGCTCTCTTAACTTTTCTGGCTTAAACCATCCATGCTCATCCATCCGCCTATATTCAGCAAGCCATCTACCATACCCATTTGTAGCCTTAAACCTGTTGGCATAAACAGCCACAAATCTAAGAAATTGGTCTGTATAAATAACTCGTGGAATTTCAACTGTTTTCTTCTTGAGCTGTTTCATGTGCTTAAAGTTTATATATTCTCGCGCGTTCTAGAGCACGCTTATTATTCCATTATTATTCAATCATTCATGTACTTAAAGCGCGATATTGCGCGCGAGAATAATGTGAAAATCAATCCTTAGTATGACCCAGTAGACCCGAGTGCTCCATCGCCACGCTCGGATGAACGGCTGAAAAGCTCTGACTCATGAACTTCTTCAAGGCCTTCATACGATACAGGCACAAGAATAAATTGTGCTATTTTCATGCCTGGCTTAATGTGGACTTTGGCTTTGCCGACATTAACAACATGTATATGAATTTCACCTTGGTAATCTTCATCTACAATCTTGGCTCCGAGGATAACAATGCTTTCAAATGCTTCTGCTTTCGGTGTTCTACCAGCTCCAAGGCAAGCCCATTTAGAAGTTACAACTCCTGATTTATCGGCTGCCATAAGCATATATCCTTCTGGAATTTCCATCTTAATACCTGATGGTATCAAAACATCAGTTCCTGGATTTACAATAAAGCCTTTGTTACTGCCAAAGTTAGGAACGAAAAAATCAATTCCTGCTGCTTTACCAGTCCCACGAACAGGGGACTTTACATTTCTTATTTTTGCAAATTTCATGGCTACATCATTTTAACAAGTTCCTTAGCTGCTGTTTCTACAGCTCTAGCAAGTCTATGTTCAACTTCTGGACTTATAAGGCTGTAAACTCCTTCTTTTTCAAAAGCATCAGCCATGATAGCTCCAATTTTTGAAAGCTTAGGATTAGAAGCGTTAATGCCATGCTTATCCATAAGTTCTTTATTGTACTCATACTTAATACCTCCTTCTACAGGAATAAACTTGGCTATTTCTGCATGAGTATTTGACTTTCTGCTCGTAGGAACAGTGATAATAATCTCCTGATTGGTTGTCATGCACATATCTGTGCACATTTCCATTACTTCATTGAAGTTGCGTTTAAACTCTCTTGGAGTTACTGAAATTAAACTTTTCATAATGATGCCAAATTAGCAATTAAGTTCAACATATATGTTTTGTCTTTATCTCTTCTGAGCTTCATCTTATCTTTTAAGGCGAGAGCTACTAGCTGAACACCTATAAGATGATGTTTTGCACGAGGCTCGTCGATTATATCCAATACTACCTCTTTAGATATAATCTCATCATAGCTTTCAGCCTTGTCAATGATAGCATTTATCTTGACTCCACTAATTACAAATGTATAACACGCGCTTTCTTCATAGTTTTCATTCCCAAGGCCAGACAGGAATTGAAGTTCTTTTAATTTTGCTTTCTGCTCTTCTTTCAAATGAAATACCTTTATATCTATATCCTGTGGATTAGACGGAACTCCGAGCATAGCCAGAGCAGTTGTACCTGTTACCATATACTCAATTTTATTTACTTTGCAAAAGTCATCGAGTTTGAATGAAGCTTCTTTTATCTTCATCATATTATCTATATTTTTTAATAATAAAATGTCACTAAGTTTAATTACATTTTCTTTTATATCCATATGTATTATTACATTAAATCGTCCTCGAATAAGCTTGGTTGCTCAGTGACTTTAGGAGCAACTTTTATATCTCCTGGCTTGCGCTCTAACACCCAAAGAGTATTGCGCGAAGCATCCGGAAACATAGGAGCCATTATATTGGAAACGAGATTTGAGTCATAGTAATCTTTAAGAGCATCAAACATTTTTTGTTGCCAATCATTCATCAATGGCTTATAGTCTTTAGCCGAAGCAAATGTGCCGAACTTATTTACTATATCAAAATGTTTCAGCAATATGCCTTCAAGCTCCCAATGGTCAAACTCTTGTACGTCAACCCCACGCCCATCACCAGAATCATAAGTATGATTACCAGCCGCTCCTACAGATGGATCGTAGTTCGGAGTTGAAAGGTAATAAGTAGCGTTATTATTGCCACAAGCCTTAAAGTTCTCCAAAAATGCATCTGCATTCTGTTTGCCAACATGCTCAAGCACTTCAAAAGCACAGACTTTGTCAGCATTAAACTTGCTGAAATCCATGTAGTTTTTAACAAGATCAGCAACATAGAAATGAGCCCAAGGTACATCCGCATACTTTTCAGCAGCTCGTTGAATTGTTTTTTCGCGAATATCAATACCAATATACTCTTTCTGCTTAAACTTGTTTCGGTATAATACTTCAAGCAAGTTAGCAACCCCACAGCCAAAATCAACAATAGATTCGCCAATCTTAGCCTCTTTCAAAATATGAGTCCATCGCAGATAATGTGCAAATTGGTCTCTGTGGAATACGTGACACTCAAAGGCCTGATCAGGCCTGAGGTCTGTTGTGTTATATACTTTTGCCATATTACTTAATGATTATTTTACATTTCATTTTCTTCCAGTTCACACTCTTCCAAATAGTCATTCATAGAGCCCATATAAGCTACAGCATCAAGAAGATTATCTTCTTTGTGTGTGTAAGCTTCACGTGATAACTTAAGAGCTATCATAGCTCTATACATACCAACAGTTGTTATTTGCTGGTCTTTAGGCGACATCAAATTATAGAGAGCTGCTGCTCTTTTCATTGATGCCTTAAAAGGCCCGTACTGACGCTCTTTTTCCTCTGAGCGCTCATTCACAATCTGATTTGCTTTTTCTAAAATGTTACTCATGATTTAAAACTGTTTATTATTTTATCTTTTAACTCTGGATTATTCTCAAGCATTTCTACAAAAAGGTCTGCTGCAACGTTTATACTAAACTGCCTCATATCGTCATTTTCTTGGAAATACCTAAGGAAAACCAGTATTTCCTTAAGCATTTCGTTATTCTCTTTTAACAGTTTAAGTATCTCATCCATTACAGCATTGATTTTAGTTCTGCTTTTAATCTTTTTGCATCGACACCCCTAAATGTTTGTGCATTTGCCAAGAAATATCTAACAATATCTCCTGCAGTATCATAAAGATACATAGCATTCGGGTCTGAAGTGTCAAGTGTTAACATTGCCTCTAAATAAGGCACTGCGCCAAAATATACATTAAGCCATGTTGACTTTATATCTTTAGCTATTTGCTGAAAGGTTCTTTTCTTGTCCATTTTATTATCTTTATTTAGATATGCAAATATACTAATTTTCTCCGAGAATAGAAAATTTTTTTCATTATAAAATGCACTCACTTAACACTTCTTAACTTGGCCAGATTTTATTGCTCTTCTGGATATTCTATTTGCAGTAATTCTTTGCAAAATTGAATAACTTGCTCATAATTATTATATGCAGTTTGAGTAATAATTCTCCGCTGAAGTATCGTCAGTTTATTTTTAATAATAAACTTATTTATATTAAGAGAGAGAGCTTTATCATTGCATCTTCTTTTGTCTCCTAGCTGAATAGCTAGTTGAGCATAATGAATACATTTCTTTATATCCTGCACTCCATTTTTAGCTTTATACCTACTAATATATTTTATAATGCATCCTTGTATAAAAGAGCATCTTAAAGCAGTTATAAGCTCTATTGGTTGCATAGCCATATCTTTATAATGGTTACCACCTATTTGTACATCTGTTGCTTTCATATTTCTACTTTTGTATAATTATTAAAATCACAATAAAGATATTTAGGAATAGGAGTTATAGCCTCATTTATATATTTACATGTAGTTGACCATTTATTTTTCATAACTACCTCATATATTACATTGCGATAACAGAATATATCTCCAACCTTTAGCCTTGATATTTTAATATACTTTTCGCGCATGACTATTAGCTATAAATCCGTTTGCCACTCTCATTTCATCCATAAACATAACAGAATTGTAATGCTTAGGAAATTCTTTTATCACCTTAAAGCTTGCTGTTTTATCTTTCACAAAGCTATTATCGCCTACAGGCTCTACATACCCAAGTTTTACAAACTTATAAAGATATGCAGTTTCTGAGTTTCTACCTGGCTCTTTACCAAGCAGAATTTCTTTTGAACTTACTACTTTGCCAACATTATCGTTAACAAATTTTACCATTTCCGGAAATACCGGAGCTTGTTTTCCATTACGTCCCATATTACATAAATTTTTTATATTTGTCAATTTTTGCTTTTATGCTATCCATTAAGGCATTTTGCTTTTTATCTTTTGCTTTAAGTGCTCTGATTACATCTTCATCATGAGTGCCTTGCAATATCAAATGATTTATAACAACATGATTTTGCTGTCCTTGTCGATATAATCGAGCATTAAACTGCTGATATAATTCAAGACTCCATGTTTGCCCAAACCAAACTATTATACTGCCTCCTGCCTGAAGATTAAGTCCATGACCTGCTGATGCTGGATGCGCCAACATAACTTGTATTTTACCAGCATTCCAGTCTTCAATATCTTTATTGTTTTTAAGCTCTCTTGGCTTATATTTTTTAAGGTACTCAACAATTCTATCTCTATCAAACTGATAGGTCCATGCCACAAGTACAGATTGGCCATTTGCATCTTCGATTATTTCCTTAAGAGCTTCAAGCTTAATATCATGAATTGGAAATACATTTCTTTCTTCATCATATATAGCTCCATTGGCAAACTGAAGTAATTTATTTGAAAGGGCAGCAGCATTGACTACATTTACTTCCACAGGCTTTTCAACAAATACTGAATTGCCATTTTCGTCTTCTTGCTCAACAGTTTCAGTAGCACTTATTGAGTCAAGCACTTTATTCTTTTCAAAGTCATCATATTGCTTCTTTAGAGCTTCAGGCATTCTAAGCTTTATATAGTTATCTGTCCTAAACGGCATTTCAAGATAATCATCAGCTTTCATGCTTATGCAAATATCCTCTATTTTCTTATGTATTAGATATTCTGAGTCACTCATCAAATCGTATGAATATACAACATGACCATTTGTTTGGCCTGGCCGAAAATACCTTTCTCTATATCTGGATATTGTCTTTTCAAGGCGCTTGCCTCTATCCATAAGATATATTTGAGGCCACAAATCAATAAGTCCATTTGGAGCAGGTGTACCAGTTAGTCCTACTAGCCTTTTAAGATAAGGCCTTGCACCACGTAATGCCTTAAAACGCTCTGATTTATAAGACTTAAAACTGCTAAGCTCATCAACTACTACCATATCAAAAGGTAATTTGCCTCCGCCATACAAAGCACAAAGCCATGCAACATTATCTCTTGATATGATATAAATATCAGCTTTTGTTTCCATAACGGCTGCTATTCGCTGTTTAGCAGTACCTATAATCTTAGAAAAGCGCAAATGCTTTAAGTGGTCCCATTTCTCTGCTTCTTCTTGCCAAACTGACTCAGCTACTCGCTTTGGTGCTATGACTAACACTGAGTTAATCTCAAGATAGTCAAACATCAAATAGTTTACAGCTGTCAGTGTTGATACCGTCTTACCCAATCCCATATCAAGAAATACTCCACAAAATGGGTGAGTAATTATATGCTCCGCACAGGCTAATTGGTATTTATGTAAATCTGTTTCTTTCATTTGCTTAATACAATATCATCTACAAAGTTTATTACGCTTTCTACTGTATCTATTACTTCAACTCTAAAGCCCAAAGCTCTAAGCTTATTGTGCATATATGCCTGTATGCGTTTAGGCTTTCGCCCAGTTGTTTTTAATTCCACAAAAACTATTTTATGGCCCGGAAATAAGCACATTCTATCTGGTAAACCTATAAGTTGGTCGCACAACAGTTTTATGCACATACCACCATTTATCTTAACAAGCTCAACCAATTTGCGCTCTACAACTTTTTCACTGTCTACCGTCTCTTTCTTCATAAGTTAAATTTATTGAACTTACAGTTACTCCGAGTATTTGCAATGGCCGGTTAAGCTTATCTTTAAGATTTTTCTTGAATTGAGCTATATCATTGCAAGCATTCTCTTCTGTTACATGATTTTCATCATATTTTATTGTTCTTAAAGAACCATCAGAGAATTTGCATACAGCTTTTAGTATTACGTATTTCATAACCTGGCCATATAAATGTTATACTCACACTTATCCAAATTAAATTCCAGCTTGTCAACCAAAAACTTTTGGTCATTGTATATAACGACCGTTTTGACAGATGGAATATGTTCTATATTTCTTGTTACAAGAAGTACAGAATTACGGTAATTTCCGTATTGCGTTTTATAAAAATTTGCTATCATAATAAGCTATCTTTACGTTTATAGTATTTCTGTTTACCATATAAAGGAAAGTTCTTAGTGGATGCTATAGCTTCCCATTCAGGCAATGACCTAAGAATTTCATTAACTTCTCTGGTATTATATCTTGACATTTCTGTCTTATCTTTGCCAAGGCACTCACACCATACTTCAGCAATGCAGACAAAGTCTTTTTGCACTGTACCGTTTTTAGACAATGGGTCTTCAAGCCAACGTCTTCTGTCGTACAGGTCCATTTTATCCCAGTCATCTGGAAATTTAGTATTAAGATATTCTTCAATAATACCTTTTCGCTCATCTGCCTCTGAGTGTTTATGTTGCTCAATCTTAGCAATTATATCTTCATCACCAACAAGATATAAAGGCTCTTTTGTCAAATATAGTTGATATGCTTCAGCCCATATTTGATTTACTTCATCTTGTGTAAGGTCATCATTTACAGACTTTGTTGCATATTCTGGCCTTACATCTATAGGCATAAACCGTCTATTTCCTGTCGGGTCACGCAAGAAATCTTTGTTGTTAGTAGTACCAAAAAACACGCATTGCCTTTTATATGTTTCTACTGTTCTACCATACGCCGGCCTGAACATATCTTCTCTTTTTGATATGTAGTGCTTGATTGATTCTACTTCTGCTTTCTTAAGACCTGAAAGCTCTGCCATTTCAATTAGCCACGCCCCTTGTATCTGCTCAAATGACTCCTTGCCCTGCACAGTCGTGAATGTATCTGAGAACCATTCCATGCCGAGCTTTTTAACGAAAGTACTTTTATATGTTCCTTGTTCTCCGACAAGTATAAGCGCTGTGTCGAACTTAATACCTGGCTCGAATACCCTCGCAACAGCCGCCACCAACGTCTTCCTAATGGCGGCTCTAGTATAAGCGTTATCTTCTGCTCCAAAATAATCAATCAATAATGTATTAACTCTCGGTATGCCATCCCACTTTTGAGCACATATATACTCTCTTATCGGATGGAACTTTTTCTTTTCAAATTCAAGCGCAAGTGCGTCGTCCACTTTTTGACTTGACACAATGCCGTAAACACATTCAATGTAATTACGAACACCAGAATAGTCAACATCACGAAGAGGCTCCACAGTATCGACTTTACGCCATGGTAATGAACGTGTAACATATCTTTTATTATCAAAAATGTTTAGCTTAAATACATCTTTTAAGAATTGGTCATGCTGAATTATTATATTCAAGTTATTGGCAGAATTATCATATTCGCCTTTTGTATTAGCGTCAAGCTCTTCTGTCCATGAAGTATCATATTTTTCAGGAACTTCTGCTTTTGCTTCTTCTGCAAACTCGAATTTAGCTTCAGCAAACTTTTCTTCAGCAATATGCTTTTTTGTTGTAGAGTCCTTAGAGGCAAATTCTTCCATTGCCTTAAAGCTCTTTTTATCTTTGTCTTCTTTTTCTTTGCCTGTATCTAAATGGCCAAATTTATGTATGCGAACTAAGTCAAATGCATTACATAGTCTACCTCCAGCAGGGTCTGTTCCATGATGAGAATACGCAAATTTATCATCATAGACTATTAAGCCCGCAGCTGTAGAGCCATTTATATATGTATATCGTCCTTCTCCAGCTGGCGTATATACATCTGAAAGAAAAGTCTCAATAGCTTCTTGTATAGTATAAGTACGGCAGAAAACACCAATTATGCCTTTTTTATCTTCTGGGTCCTCTTGCTTTTTGATAGCTTGCATTATTACATCCGTGCTATCTGTAGCAGTTGGCCATTCACTCGTATCATGCCAATCATTATATAGCCCAAGAATATAATCGGCTTCAAGGAAAGGTCCGTCTTGAAATTCAAAGTAGTACTCCATATCTGATGATACAGACGGCCAGAACATAAGTCTATTTACATCAAAAGTTGACTGGTCAAACAAATCAATGTTTAGGTCTCCAGCGACTTTTCGAGCAATAGCTTGATATTCTTCTTGCGATACTTCTCTATCAAGTGGAATTATCAATCTGTGTCGTGGCTTTTCAGGACATGACTTATGGGTTGAATGAATAACCGCAGCACAATCAAATAGCATTGTAAAGTCCCACCAAAAGTTCTCATGAGAAAAGTCAATATCCAATGTAATTAACTGGCGGTAAAGTACATTTGTTTTATCACGCCTACCATTTGTAAGAAATCCGCCTACAAATCCGCCTACATCTTTTATCTTACTTTGCTCTTCTTTTGTGGCACTTATAAACCGCTTATATGTTTCAGCGGTTACTATAGGAGTAGCTAGCTTTTGAACTAAATTGCTCCAAGTAGTTTTGGTATTTCTCCATACTTTACTTGAGACATTTAGCCCTATAGCTATGCTCAAATTCTCATCATATTTCAATTTATCTACTTGCATAATACGCGTAAATAATATATAAGCACACTATAATCATATTTTAGTCTTTTAAGTAGAATGGTGTTATATACCCATCTGCTTTTAGTGGAAAATCTGAAGCCCAATGAGGCACTTTTTCCATGGCTTTAATCATATTGTTATAATGCTCTTTAGCATTTTCAAGAGGTATTTCTGCTATAGCTTCATCATGCACGTGCATAACTATTTCAAAATCTTCTTCTTGCATATTAAGCATGGAATTTCCAAGTAAATCACGAGCAATAGCTTGAACTATATTCTCTGTAAGTTTACCACCATACGTATCAATCTCACCCCATTGCTTGGTTTCTTGCACAACTCCTTGATAGCATAATACTCTTGTTGGCATTGTAGAACGGCCTATTTTCTTATCTTTGAATTTAGGCCCATAATAGAATAGTTGTCTACCGGAAGGTAGTTTGATTGTCATGAATTTTCCATCACAATCGAATACTATATTTCTACATGTGCATGATACTGGCCTTTGGTATCTAACAGCTTCTTTTGAGGCTTCATCTATCTCTTTCCACATATCTACAATAGCAGGATTAGCCATACGCCATTTGCGCACCAGACTCATCATTTCTGTATCAGATAACCCCATGCGTTCTCCACCCATTCGCTTAAGAGCTCCTAATGAACCTTCATACCCGAGTGCTAGCTCTGAAATTTTAGACTTGTCACGCAGTACTGAACCTTTAGTAATCGCGGATATTGGCACATTAAACATCTTAGAGCCGGTGGCTTCATAAATTTTGCCATCGCCTTTAAACACGTCCATACGCCACTTTTCATTAGCAAGCCAAGAAATTACGCGTGCTTCAATAGCTGAAAAGTCAGCGACTGCAAATGTTTTATGCTCAGGAGCTATTAAAGCTGTTCTTACTAGCTGGGATAAAATATCAGACACATCGTCATATAGCATTTCTACAGATTCCCAATCGCGAGCTCTAACTAGTTCACGCGGTATTTCTATGCGCGATATGTGGTTCTTTGACAGATTCTGCAATTGCAATAATCTACCGGCCCATCGCCCAGTTCTATTTGCACCATAAAATTGAAATAAGCCTCTACACCTATTATCTTTCATGGCGCAGTTGAGCATTGCATAATACTTTTTGATGGAAGTCTTTGACAGCTTTTTGCGTATATTAAGCAACTCTATTACATCTGGGTAGTCAGCAAACTCTTTAAATAAATCTGGCATTGTTTCCTTAGAAAGAGATAATACTACACTGCCCGTTTTCTTCTCGACCCATCGTCTTATCTGAGTTGGTGAATTTGGATTTTCGAGTCCTGTTAGCTGCTGAGCATGTTGAGTTAACATAGAAGTATATGTATTATCTACGTCAATAGCAGACTTTGCTAATTCCATATCTACAAGAATGCCCCTGTCATTTATATTCTGATCAAGAACATACATTTTATGTTCTATTTCAGGAATGATATATGCCTTTAAACTATTAAATATCTCACGCTCTGCAAGTACATCATACTTGTTATATTCCTTATACATTTCCCACTTTTCAGGAGCATGTTCAGGATAATTTCGAGTGCGCATACCATTAACTCGAGTTGCTTTGCATGGGCATGAGAAGTATTTAATAAGTGCTTTACCAGTATCTAGTTTTTTATCAGTAAGATTAAGAGCTTTTGATACTCCGTCCAAAGAAAGTGGTAAACCACAATATGCAGCTTTTACAGAAGTACAATACCACTGCTCTGCTGGAACATCATATCCTACGCGCTTAAAACACAAGCGCTCAAATACAGCGTTGTGCGCCACCTTTACGCAATCCGGGTCAAGCAAAGCTTCTTCAAGCTCTTCAGGCATTTCTTCGCCTTGAGCTAAGTCTACTATTTTTACCGGGCTATCATCTAAAGCATATCCTATTATAAGAATTTCAAAATCTGGTGACTCTATATACTTATAAGCTCCAGACTCTTTAATATCTACAGATGAATATGTTTCAACGTCTATAAAAAGATTTTCTGCCATTATTGTTTTATTTATTATTTATAATAGTGGGATAGACGGGAGTCGAACCCGCAAGTGAACGCCCATACCTCGCCCTGTTTTACCAGTTAAACTTACTATCCCATAAAAGAGGCCCGGACTAATTAGTCCGGACCTATCCAGGCGTAAACAAATGCCTCCGATATTACATCATATCGTCATCCTGAACAGCATTCTCTCCACCGAAATCTTCTTCAGCTGTTGAGCCACCGGCCAACATCTCTCCATCTTCGAGCTTCTGAAGGTTGTTCAACCCAGCAGCGATGCCTTTGGATGAAACATTGAAAGCATAGAAGTTAATTGAAGCGCGGCCATAACAACCAGAGTAGAACTCGTCTCTGCTCATGATTGGATTGAGTGAGCGGTCTACAATGCTCGGCTGGCGCATCGAGTTTGCATTGATGAAATAGTGGTCCTCAAATGCAGGGTCATCCGGGCGATCTTCATCGCCATCACGCAGAGGCAATTTGAGATTTGCTGGGATACGGCCGTTCTTATCTGCGAGTTTTGCCTTACCTGCTTCCTTTGCAGCTTCTATAGCTTTCTTGATTTTGTCAATAGTAGCCGTATCGCTCTTATGAATAAGAATACAGATATTGTACTTGGGGGTATCACCCTCATTCATAGCTGTGGGCTCGAACACGTTTACATAACAAAATCTTACTTTGCCAGTTACTACTTTGGTTGAATTTACTTGATTACTCATTTTCTTTAATTTTTAAGTTGTTATTATTCTTTAAAATCTAATTGCGCTTGAGTATATCCCATTGCTGGTCTCTTGTCCTCAAGCGGTACAAGAGTAGGTTTGCCTTGTGGCTTAATAACCACATCCGAGAGTATTTCCTCAAAACGCTTTTTACCTACTAACTTCTCAATAGAAGTAATTGGTTTAAGCTTCATATTGAAAATCTCATCCTCTGAAAGTTCAGGACAACGTGCAAAAATTGCATTAGAAGCTTGGTCTTCGTCAACCCATTTGCGTCGACTAATTCCTTCAACTAATTTAAGCCCCGGCCATTGCTTATTCTCGTTAATCGCTTTAGTTTGTGCATATTCTGTTATTGAATTAGCCCATTCTATAAGCTTAGGCACGCGCTTAACTATATCAGCAATCTCATCGTCGGTTAACAACTCTGGGTCTGCGAATTCGTGTTGTGCAATTTCGAGTTGTTGCTCATAAAGCTTACGACACTGATTACGCACAGCACAAAATCTACACCAATCTCCAGCATTGAGTTCTCCTTTGCCCTCAAAAGCGAGTTCAGCTCTTGGTCTAAGTTCTTCTTCTGCCCATTTACGGAGTTCTTCGACAGATATTTGCCAACTTGATATATTGTTAATACGAGGTTGCACAATAGTCAATCGTATTTCCGTTATATCATACATAGTGTCATATTTCTGCAAAGCCCCAAGTCCATAAAGCATAAGTTGCTTATTCCATTCAGCATACACTGGAACACCTTTTCCATATTTCAAGTCAATGACTTCCATAAGATCATCATTGATAATAACACAGTCAGCTGTTCCAAAGCTTTCAGGCACATATTCTGTCAAATCAAGTTTCTGCTCGATTTCCATAATGGCTAACGGATTTTCAGTTCTTGCTTCAGCTAATTGCTCTGAGCAATAATCCGTATAGATAGGCACGACTTCAAGCATTTCCTCGCTGAACAAATCATTCATCATTATCTCTTCGAGCCTTTGATCAAAATCCTGTTCGCTAATGCTGCCTAGTGTATCTTTTCTCAGGTAAAGCTCTGAGAGCTCATGAGCTAATGTACCTTCTTCTGCATATACCGAAGACTTCTTTTCTCCGTATTCATCTTCAAGCTTGGCAGACGGAGTACAATTCAGCCATCTTCCTGCTCCAGAAGCCGAAAGAAGTGCATGACTTCTTTGGCTATGCTTCTGCGGTTTAGTACTACTTGCCATTTGACTTATATGTTTCTGCCAGTTTTGTTAATCCATAGCAACATCGAATATAAAGCATTGGATTTTCTCTACGAAACTTCTGAGCCATCTTTTGCAACTTCTTTGTACTTGACATAGTTACAGCGATTCTAAGAAGTTATACATTTCGTCATATTTAGCCGGGTCAAGCTTTGTCACACTCGGGGCTCCAAGCTCATTGAGTTTCTGCTTAATCTCGTCACGATGCTCATTGACTTTTTCTGCGAGCATGCCACGAACATCCTCAATGTTCTTAGAGGCAGAAGAAGCAGCCGGAGCAGCAGGTGCTGAAGGTGCAGGTTTGGCAGCGCTTTGAGTCTGAGCAGGTGCTGCAGGCTGGGTAGTAGGTTTTGCAGGAGCTGGCTTTGCTGGTGCTGCAGGAGCAGCCGGAGCGGGCTTGGCAGCCGGAGCAGCAGGTGCTGAAGGAGCAATAGCATTACCAAACAATGACTTAATGAAATTCTGCGTATTTTCAGACAGGTTTACGCTAACCTCAACAGAAATTTTAATCGTTTCCATTTTCGTAATTTTTAATAAAGTTATCTAAATAGTTAATAAACTCGCTTACTGTCATATCTGGTACGTTTGAGAGCTTCTGATGAATAAGTTCATTGTTCTTATATATAGATACGTACACGCCTTTATAATTCAGTTTTACTTTGTATTCACCTTTAAGCATTGTCAGGCATCCGTCTTCAGATGAACCTTTCCAAGTATTTGCTGAAAACAAGTCAGTTACTAACACGCCAATATGATTGGCCAATCGCTCTAGCTGTATAACATCCAAATTGGCTTCGCCTTTTAACACGCGGTCAAAGGCTTGTTTCGGATATTTAACAGTAGGAAATAACACCTTTGCTAAATCTTCTGTATTTAGCTTGTAGTGCTCAATAACATTACCTATATTAAATTGTTGCTCCATATTTTGGTGATTTTTATTATCTTATTTTTGATATGCAAATATACAAATTATTCTCGATAGAAAAAATTTATTTCATTAATTTTGAGAATTTATTTTGTTAAAAATATTTAAGCGGCAATTTTAGTAGGAGGGCTTGAAATTGCTGTAAACAAAGAAACAATAGAAACAATCTCCCCTATTATTTCAAACTTAATTTCTTAATTTCCGATTAACATTAAGGTTAATAAGAAATACCAGTTTTTACTACGAGAAGATTTAATGAAATTATTGTTTATTTGTTTACAGCATATATAAGTAATTGATTTTGAGCGTTTTAGGCGTAAACAATGGATTGTTTATATTGTTTCTGTTGTTTACCGCTTTATAAAGTATTTTGCACACAGCCATATAATTACTAAGGCTATGGCAGTTATCAGGTATTCACCAATATTAATTTTTATCTTTTGCCATTTAGTAAGCTGAGCTTCTACAGGGTATGCAACTTGAATTGTATCAACTTTTTCTCGCCAGAGAGTATCATGCTTTTCTATGTATTTATACAAGTATTTATATTTACTGAGATACACGGTATCGCCTTTGCACTCTACATAGATTGAATCTCTATGATATACGCTATCAATTTTGGTCTGAGATAAGTAAGTAGTATCTCTTTTCGTTGTTTCCACGGGCACATATTGAATTGACTTACAGCTGTATAATATAGTGGCTAAAAATATAAGTGTAATTATTCTCGCTAATTCTCGCATAATCTTTGAGTTTTATTTGTTATTATTCATATTTAATATAAAAACCATTCTCGTAATAATTTCTTATATGCGAGAATGGTTTTTATACATTTCAGAGATCTTTATACTCGTACTTAGCATCAAAGCTGGGGCATGCCTTAGCTGCAAATTCTCTATGCCCATGAATAGTAGCATTTGGGTATTTTACCTTTAAGATTTTCAATGTTTCGAGTAAAGATCGCTTTTGAGCCTCAGTACGCGTATCTTTAGGAGTTTTACCGTCTTTAGCAACACCTCCTACATAGCATACTCCTATAGAGTTCGCATTTTGGCCTGAACAGTGTGCTCCAGCTACACTTTCATCTCTGCCTCTGTGAACAGAGCCATCGAGCTCAATCACATAGTGGTAGCCAATGTCTTTCCAGTGATTACCGTTCACATGCCAATCTCGTATGGTCTCTGTTTTGACATCCTGCCCTTCAGGAGTAGCAGAGCAATGGACTATGATTTTATTTATCTTTCTCATACTTTACCTTGCGCGATAAGTTCATAAAATAATTCAGCTAAATAGCCACCTCCTTGTTGCAAATATTGCTCATCGATGCTTTTCAAAATTTTAGCTGTGTCAGACAAATCAATTGAGGCGTGCTCATCTGTAAAAATATCACCTTGCTTATCTTTTACAGTAACTGAGAAGTTAGCAGGTAAAGAAGCATAGCCTACGTCCTTTTCGGCTTCAAGCATTAAGCGATTCATCTTTTGTAGATTAACCGTCAATTTTGTTTTGTCTGAACCTACAGACCATTCTCCGTTTCCTGCCTGACTTATTTCTGTAAAATCAGCGGCTGGAGAAAAGGTAAGCTCTGAATTGCTTACGAAATCTTCAAGAGTATTATATTTTGCAAAATCTATGATAATCCAAGGCAGACTAGATTTACTTGCTTCATAATCATATTGCTTACGATACTCTTCACTTACATACTTATTGTATTCGTATTCATTGCGAACTACGCTGATACTAATTCCTTGCAGTTTCATTTATATTTCTCATTTAGTGCTAATAATTGGTTTATTTTATTTAATATCTCATGGCCCTGCTCAGTAGTTGTAGCTTGCACAATCTGTTTAACTATATCAGGTACTTCTGCAGCATGAGCTTTTTTACGTTTACTATTTTCAACTACAGATTTACCTTCAATGTATATAATAGCGATAGTACATAGAATTGTGGCAAATGGAATTATATAGAATGATAACAAGCTTCCAAGTATATCAAACATAAGGGCAAAAAGCATCAGCCTTACATAATCGCCGATTTTTGTAATCGTTCTACGAAATCCGTGCGACATCAATGCTTGGCCGAGTGCTTTTGCTGTCGTTGTTCCACTCCAGAAGTCTACGATACTGCTTAGTATCATGAAAAGCCAGCAGACCAGAATAATACCAACTCTAATAGCTATGAAAAACATCAGTCCGTCAAAGTTCTTGGCTTCAATTAGTTCTAACATATTATACGAATTTTTCCCAGTCCAACTTGATTGCTTTTTCCGATTGCGTCAGCAGTCCATCTGCAGAAAATCATGCCATCATACCCATCTGGGTCATTGGCTACTTTATGAGCATACCTTAAGCATGCAGCCTCATCTTTCAGAGGGTCTGGATAGAAATCTGCATAAGCCATGTTAGCCGCATAGGTAACATCACCTGTTGTCACTTTGCCAGGAATGCTCAATCCTAAATTTTCCATGGACTTTTTAACCTGGCTTGTAGTCCAAGAATGTTGTTGGCCACTAGCATTTACCATCATTTTGCTTACATGTTCTGCAAGAGCATCTGTAAAGTGATAGCCATGCTTTTTTACATACTCAGAATATCCTTTAGCGGACATAAGAGCATTCGCTGCTTGCTCATAAGGCAAATCGAATTTAACCTCATGCTCACCGTACTCACCATGATGAGTAGATATTTTGCTTTCTACTACTACATCTTTGTGTTCCTTATCACGGCCACATTCACGGTATTTTACTATAATACATTTTAGTTTACGTCCCATAGCTTTTAATTTTCAAATTTTTTGATGAAATTTTCCATCATTTCCTGTTGTTTTTTCATAAGTTCTTTCATTTCACCGATAGAACCTTCAATCTTGCCGAAGCGCTGCTCTGTTTCTTGCTTTTCCTTATACATAGGATTAAGTTCTGCGAGTAATGAAGGAGCTTTGTCAATGATGTTTTGAGCTTTAGAAGCAGAAGCTAAAACTTGTTCTGCACTTGCCTTCTGAGCTTCAACCTCACTTGCCAACCCAGGTTTTTCTGTTGCTAAAACGAGATGCCCAGCATAAGTAACTGAATGGTTTTCAGGAATAGTATATGTTGCTATTTTCCCATTAGCCTCTATAGTGACATCCACTACCATCTCAGTTTTACCGGTTTTCTGGTTCATTTCCAATCTAGGAAATGATACCTGAGTAGCTTTGCCTTGAATAATATCAAACTCCTGTGTATCTAGAATATATACAGGATAATTCTGTTTTATGTCTTTAAACAATATCATATAGCTTATCTTCTTAAGTTGTTAATAAAATAGGGTACTCAGAAAAGTATAAAATTTTCCTAAGTACCCTTGATTTCTATTGCTGCAGGCGCAGCAATAGAAACAGTCAAAGAACTATTGATAGCATAGCAGTTGGATTTTCCGCATACTATCTTAATAAGTCCTTGAGTCATTCCAAGCTGGTTGATAGTAACAGATGTAGGAAGCGTCGTTCTACCTTGGAATGTAACCACAAACCGTTCATTGATTACCTGTGTCTCAGCTTGGCATTTGCAAGCATTTGGAGTAGTAATCGTGATTGTTGCTACAATAGGCACGAATACTGTAGTTCCGTTAAGAACAGGCGTTTCATTCCTGTAAGTAACAGTCGCAAACGGCTGATTTGTAGAAGTTGCACAAACACAACGACACAATTTCTCCTTGAATGTGGCCAAGAACGCAGCTTGATTTGCCACAGGAGCAGCGGCTAAGCCTACCGGCGATAATGTAACCATAATCTTTATAGTTTAATGGTTAAACATTACTGGCCACATCCCCACCAAAGCCAAAGCCTCCATTGCGGAGCAGAGCCATGAACATGAGATAAGCAAACGGATTGTTCATCCAGTTGTTCATACCTCCACCCATCATGGCGGCCATAGGGCCCCAATCGTCTCTGCGGTTATTACCTGCCAGAATGGCTGCTGCGAGTGCGTTGTCATTGTCGCCTCTGTCGCAACAATAGATTTTTTCTGTAACTTCTCCCATAATTTTGAAGAATTTAGAAATTTGTTAAACAACAAAGTTAATTATATATGCAGACGCCTCTCTAGAAAAGGCGCAAAGCATCATTTATAAAAGCCGTACGCTACATAATCTGCGATGCGATATACTCCGCAATTTTCAGTCCACCCTCATTAGTCGGGTGAATGTACACTGTACCATCCGTTCCGCGAAAATACCTGTCAGCTCCATAACGGCCAAACAACGGGTATAGATTGATGTACTGACAACCAAACTCGCGGGCACATTCCTCGATAACCTTGTTCTCCTCAATGGTCAGGTAGTCATAACCTCGGCTGATATAATCATAAGTTTTAATCATAGTTGCGAATGGTCCAATCACGATTATCTGCGCATTGGGATTGGCATCCACCACCTTTTTGAGAAGTCCACGGAAACAGGCTCTGAACGTGTGGTTGTACTTCTTTATGCCTGTCACTTCCTCAACATCGGAATAGTCCCCATCAGCAGTCAGCACGGCATCTTCCGTATAAATTTCAAAGGTTGCCTCCGTAGTATCCTCCGTCCCATCCTTCAAGTTCGTCAATCCCTGTATGTTCGACAAATCGCCATAAGTAGGATATTTGTTAATGTAAGTGACCTTGTCATTCGCCCCGGCAAACACGATTACCACGTCTCCCTTGTAATACTTGCTGTCCGACGCACGCGAATAAATGGAGGTCGTATTGACCGGCATCGCCGTCTCTCCCCCTTCCGCAGTCCGGCACGGCTGGCGATATTTGTTTCCTTCCGAATCAGCCCATATAGGGTGCGCATACCCGAATCCATCGACGACCGTTTCATCGGATTTGCTGATTCCCTCTACCTCTTCATAATAGGTATTCGTGTCTTCATTTCCTGACGTAAGCAGGATATAGCCATACCCCTCGGTCTTTACGCCCTCGTCAGCCCCTCTTACCTCCTTGGGATTATGCCAAAGACCCGTAAGCTCGCACAGCCTGTCCTGCCAAGTGCGCTGGTAGGTGATGGAATCGCCAATCGTAACCAGTTTCTTCCCACGATATTTATAATGGCTATCGAATGTTTCACCAAAATGATAGTCGTTGCGGTAAATCAAATCTTCTCCTATCGACAAACAATATATATCATAATTCGAAATGGAAGCAGATAATCTTACATAAGCTACAGAGGGATCAAGCACGAGGTATTTAATATAGTTCTTGAAACGTGCATCTGATTTCCATGCTGAAAGTACGCCCAAGAATTTTTTGTCTTTATCGTAAGCTAAGATGGAGCCGTAAGAAGATATGTTGCTTGATAATTTCTTTCCACCTACAACCGGTATGAATTTGGAGTAAAACGACTTGGTAGTTGCACTATTCGATTTTATCTCCCCGTTGCTGTTTATAAGTGCACCCTCCCTTTCAACTATATCGGTTGTGAATAGGTTGATGGAATTGATGTACATTGAGTGGAAAGCATCCAGCTTCGTTGGTACGACATCCAGTTCCTTACGATAGACCAAGTCCGTATAGGTTATCCCGTATTCATAATAATACGAATTGTACATATTTGTCTTAACAGACAAGTCCTCTTCTCTAACATAGAAAAATACCCTATTTTTATTATCCTTTGAAGAAATACTTATCCTAACATACCTAATGCCATCTTCAACAAGATAAGCACCTGAAAAGCCGCCACTGTTATTTGGCAATGCTTTTACAAAATTCATTTCATCATCATACCCATAAATGGACCCATAAGCATACGCCGGGCAATAGAACTTCTCCAATCCCAATACATCAATAAAAACAGATGAACAAGTAGTTGCCAATAACTGTTCTTCCCCTCTGCTATTTATCATTATGCCGTCAATAAAATCCGTAACATAGTTTATTTTATTGATATATTGATTACTTGTATCCCTGATATTGATAAGTACCTTTACACCATCGACAAGGCCTTCAACGTCGGACATCTTTTCATCCGTATAAATTTTGTCTTCCGTAATGCCATAGGCATAGTAAGTTGTATCGTTCTTAAGATATAAATATAAACTGTTGCCCCCAATCAGTGACTGCTTTCCTGTCAAACGAACATATCTCGTGTTTTCAGAAAGGGTATACTCCGTTCCTGAATGCGGTACGTACGATATGAATGCAAAATTTTCATCATAAGCGTACATACTCCCGTTTGCATAGATTTGGGAGTACACTTTATCAACGCCAAGTACATCTATGAAATTAGATACAAAAGTCCCTGTAAAATCATACACACTGCCATTTGCTGATCTAATACTCTTTCCCAAAATTAATCTATCCGGGTCTATTTTGTTATAGGAATTAAGTGTTTGAGGGTCAATAATCGTACTTTTTGCTACAAGACTAAGTACGCTTTCTGTTAAAGCTATTCCTGTCGCTTTCTTTACCCATGTCGAACCATTGTATAATAATATAGCTGCTTCATTTTCAACTATAGCACCTCCAAAATTAGAATAAGTTCCACTTTGTGTTGCTAAATAAAATACAGGCCCATCAGGTGTTCCTGGGTTTGTAGAAGGAGTAGCAATATTTGCAAATGTAGCATTTGCACCAAGATTGCTAATTATGTTATTCAGCACATTTTGAAGAACTTGTCCGGTAATTTCTTGATTGCCGTTAGTCTTTATAACATCAGCAATAGCAGCTTTTAGTATTTGCCAATTAGCCATTTTAGTCTATGTTAAAATCGTTATTAAAATCGTTATTAAAATCTCCGCCAAGTAATTCAGGCTCATACCCACCTATATTAGCTATAACAGTATCAGTTTCAAATTCACATTCAACTGCAGCTAAATCTCCTTGGTCTTCCCATTCAGGCTCCATACTAAATGTTGTCAAATCGTAAGTCTGCAGTTTACTTGTAATTTGTTTGCTTTCACATAGCCTTACAATCCTAAGAGCATCACATAGATATTCAGGAGCTACAAATGTAAACTTATAAATCTTTTTGCTTATTTGGCTCTCAATAAATGTATAGCCCATCCGCTCAGTAGCTTCTTCCTCAAAGTCATATTCAGGTTTACCGATTTGTGTATTCAAGTAGCACCTAAATTTGAAATTGTCAGAAAAATCGACAATACCGTTTTTAAGTTCGAAGTTATAAGAATTACTATACTCTATAAGCAGATAATCATCTACCTTATTAGTTACAGTAAATATGTCAGAGTATATAGCTCCTAAGCCTGATATTGAAATAGCTAGATAATATAAACCTTCATGCTCTATTTCAACTATAGGAAGAATACCGGGATATTTAAGAAGTTTGAAGCCAGTATATGACTTGATAGTCAGGCCATTTTCTTTCATGCTTGCCGTTATGTCTGTATACTTGCCAGTGTTAAAGTTATAAAGCCTAACCCAGCCTACAGATGTTCCACTTCTAAGAACTGCTTGAAATGGCAATAACATATTCTTATAGGTTATTAGCGGATAAACCTGGCCAAAAGCATAATCTTTACGATGATTTTGCAGTGCAAGATTATCGTAAAAAGGCAATGGCGATATGTTATTATTCACTAACTTCATGTTGTAAATTTACAAATAAAAATCTATATAAGAAAATTTCTTAATAATTTTTAACACGCAGTTTTATTGAGGCTCATAAAGTAATCTTACTTTAGCATGGCGAGTATTTACATTGACAGAAATCTCATCTATTTTTCCATTCCCTATAGTAGTTTTAATTAGCTCAAGTTCATTCAAATCTTCTTCTATAGGAAACTCTATAGTATGCTTCATGCACATTTTTATGCCATTCGCATATAAATCTCCAAGCACATTACAGTCAAGATTTGATGCAGGCATATCATACATATAAAAGCGCACAAGATATGCCCAAGCTGCATAGAAATTCTGAATTACAGCATTATATGTATCACCGTTTTCATCTATCAACTGTGTTTCAATTATAGGCAATTCTAAAGAGGAACCGTTTTTAATTGGGCATAATAGTGCAAAGCCATCGTCTGAGAAATTAGATGGGTTAAATAGCATATAATCAACATCGGATGAAAACTGGCTTATGTTTATTTCTTCTGTTTTATCCTTTTGCACATAGTTAGATTTAACATCTATTGTTACTCCACCGAACAAATCAGTTACATCGTCCATCCAACCAAATTCGTATCGCTGATTTAGGTCTGTTTTATCATATTCTACTTCTGATTGAAAATATGATGATAGCTTTTTGTTAAATTGGTCTACAAGCTTAGTAAAATCAAGCTGAATGCTTGTATTATAAGAATATGAGCCTCCTCTCATAAAGAAACTTATATGCTCAATCTTAAACTTGTTATCTTCTATATACCAATAACATCTAAAACAGTCACGAAGCATTTTCATTACATCTTCTAGTGATACTTCTGCCTTTTGAGCTGGTTGGTCATATTCGCCTTTGAGTATATTTGTTTTCTGTGTTATGTATACATAAAATCTTGCCATTGACATTGGTGTAGTGGCATCATACAAAAAGCGACTATATTCAGCAGTTGCTTCATGTTGAAGAGTAGGGTCTATTTCTTTAAGCAAAGCCTTTATTGCCGCTGCTATAGAATAACTATCCCTAAGAGTATATTGCTTTCTTAATCTCTGCTCAAATAAAGAATAATAGCTATCGTATACATACCACAATGACGCATTAGCCCAGGAATTTCTACTAACAGGTAAAGGCCTGCCTATACCAGCTGTGCTAGGAATAAATTCATTAGTAAAATACTGATTATAATCATTTAGGCCATATCTTGTAGGTTTATCTACTGCTCTAGAAGTACAGAAAAACATTCCACCTGTTAATCCAATACACTTCTTATAATTTCTATTATCGGTAACAAAATCATCAGATGGCAAGTTATATGTATTTTTTACACCTTCTGAGTCTTCTACAGTATCTACATCACAAAGTAAACGTCTATAGATATGATATACGAAAGGACTCTTTATAGTAAATGTATCACTTGAATTATTTACATTTACCATCTTAATATCCTCACGCCCTATATATTTATTATCAGGGTCACTAACAGCCCATTGCTTTTCTGACTGATATAACAGGGTATTATCTGAATTTCTATATAAACGTATCCAATACATAGTAGAGCTTCCATCTACTAATTCCATTTTGCACGTGTAACCTGGATTCCATTTACTCCAATATCCGTTTGTTCCAGCATATACTCCATTAACATCAGAAATGCTAGCATTTCTTATATAAAACTCATTTCCTGCTTTTATATAAGAAAAATAATATTTGTTTATCAAGTCGTTGTGATTGTCAATTGCTTCATTTACATCACTTTCCCAGTATATACCTCCGAAAAAATTAGATATTGAATTAGAACCTCTAACATAAACCTGCATTAAAGAGCGTTTATGCAGGTTTATTCTCGATATAGCTGGAGCAAGTTTTATAAGGTCATAAGTATTTTCATACTTGTTAACCACATCATTATATTCATCAAGGGCTGTTGTTTTAAGTTCACATGACTTTTTTTCATAATCAAGTTTGCAATCTGTTTTATTAAATTCGCCTTTATAATATTCCACCCATTTGCCAGAAGTCCTATTATATTTATCTATAGTAAATATCATGTGGTCCTCTAGGCTTGAGTTATGTACAATCTTATAGTCATTGCCAAATAGTTTTATTTTTCCATCAAGTGAAATACGGAAAAATTCTTGCCCACTTTCTTTAGCATATTTTTTATTAAGCTCTTTATAATGTGGATTTACTTCTACTTTATCACCGCCATTCTTCGATATGTAAAATTTATATTTTGGAGGTATCATATCTTTAATTCTTTATAATTCGTTTAACATTTTTATGCTGAATAACTACTGCACCATTAGGCAATGCATAGTATTTAGTCTCACTTTGTTTCCTAATACTTCTCACGTCATCCTCTATTTTTGAGAGGTCCATATTTCCATTGGAATTAAGAGAAATACTTAGGCCATCTGAACTAGCAAATGCATTAAGATATTTATCTTCAAATGTTCCTTTATTTAGGCTATCAATAACATCTGGAAGTATCTTTTTGTATTTCCTAGTTCGCTTCTTACTTATAATAGCAAGTGCTTCTCCACCTTCAGCTCTCATTCTATGCTTCTTCTTATTCCTTACACCCAAATCAATATCATCACCTGATGCATGAGAGCCTCCTTCCAAGAACTCAAGACCACCTTCTCCGTATTCATCAGACTGGCTCGCTGTTACTTGTTTGGCTTTAATTTTAGCTACTGCAAATGATGTCCACATTGTAGCAATAGCAGCTAATGCGAGAGCTGGGCCAACAATAGGAATTGAAGAGAATGAACTCCACAAATTAGCAGACGCTGTGACAAGCGAAGATGCCTGAGTAACAGTGTTCATTGCTTCTTGACGTTTTTGGGCGGCCTGCAGCATTTTTTGTTTTTCTTGCTGATTTTTCTTTTCTTGCTCTAATTCTTTTTTAGCAGTAGCTACGTTATTAGCATAGCCATTATTGCGAGCTTCAACCTCAGCATCATAAGCTTTTTGTGCGGCCTCTACTCGAGCTTCAGCTGCTTCTACGGCCTGTTCAGCTAATTCAACTTCGGCATCCATAATGGATTGAAGCTGTTCTATTACTATATTTACAGCATCTTTTAGGGCATCAATCTGGTCATCATCAAAGCCAAGTTTCTCAAGCAAAGTACCGCCTAAACCTTTTTTACCGATGTTTTTAATAAAGTCATCAAGCTCTGATAATTCACGGTCGATGCCTTTAACCGTGGCTTTAGCAGCATCAATCTGAGCTTGACTCCAATCTAGTCCACCAGCTTCTGCTAAACGTATTTGTTCTTGCCATCTAGCTTTTTCTTGTTCAAGCTTAAATCGGGTTATCTCAGTTTCACTGCGCTTAACTTCATTAAATACAGCTTCATCAAGAGCTTGTTGCTCATCGAAGCTTGACATATTAAAACTACCAACAGTAATAGCCTTTTGTTTATCAAAAGATGCATTTATAGTGCTTGTAGGTTGTCTTTTAGCTTCTGGTAACTGAGCATTCTTAAGTAATGCTATTTGTCTTTCTACATCTAATCGCTTTAATGAATTGCTGAGTTCCTCATAAGAACCTTTTTTTGATACTTTACCTTCTAATTCTAACAACTCTAATAGCTGTTCAGCTTTTTGTATTTCTACATCTATATTGAGCAAATCTAGACTTAGAGTTAAGCCTTTTTGCTTGTTCTTTATAGCATTTTCTATATCATCTAGTGCTTTGATAGCTGTTTCTTTTTGGCTTTCTGTAAGCTTTTTATATTTTTCGTCTTGACCATTCAGTATTTTTTGGATTCTAGAATATTTATCGTTTAAATCAGCTATTTCTTGATTGAATGATGCAAAGGCTTCAGCTCTGCGCTTCTTATTTTCATCCCTCTCAATCTCTGTACGGCTCTTTTGATATGCTTTTTCGGCTGCTAATGCCAGGTTATTTAGGCGGTCATCAGCGTCTCTTGGTGTACGACCTCTTTTATCTTTTTTGTGAGATTCTTCTAAGCCAATTTCTTTAAATAGAGCATCTGCTTGGTCTTCATAAAATTTCCATACGTTGAAATAGCTTTCAACTTCTTTTTCAAGAGCATCTGCATCTTTTTGTAAACTTTCTACATTTCTCTGTCTCTGCTTTTTTAATCTAGTTTCAAGTGACAAATCAGAGTCTGGTCCAGAAATGCCGCCCCATAAAGCTTTAAAGTAATTTATAGTTTTGTCGAAAAAGCCGTACTCACGCACTTTTTCAAGTTCAGCTTTATTTTCTGCAACTAATAGTTTTTGGTATTGCTGGGACACAACATTCAGCGCAGCTTCTGCTTTAGCTCTTGCTTTATATGCGGCCACTACAGATTCAGTATTATCTACAAAAGCATTATTGGCGTCATTTATACTATCAATGGTGATGCCTAATTTACTGAACTCTTTTTCATTATCTTTAATCCACTGTGTTTGTGCTTTTATATTATCCCCTAAATCTTTCCAATTTTCAGATAATCTTCTTAATACTGCTATCTGCTGGCCATAAGACCCTGTAGACCCTTTTCCTAGCTCATCATTTAAGTCCTCTAAAGCATCTTCAAAAGATTTAGCTGCATCTCTACCTGCTAACGTTTTATCAATCCATGTGATAATTTCTTTACCGTACATAGAGAATACAGTAAGTAAAACTACTAGTGCTGTATTCCAACTAAACAGTGATTTTACAATTGACTTTGTTACACTTACAGTTTCTTTACCTTCTGCTCTCAGTAATTCATTTTTCTTTCTTAGTCTGTTAATTTCATCAACTACTATAGGTATATTATTCGATATACCTAAGAAGAATGTATTAAGCGATACAGCTGCAGCAGGTAATTCTCGTACTACTTGAGAAATAGAAATGCCTAAGCCATCCCATGTTTTTTGGTAATGACCTACAGACAATTTATAATTACCTGTCGCTTCTTGCAATTTTATCATCTGCTGATAAATTGCATTTGTTTCAGCTTCAAGCTTTTTACCAGAGTCAGCAGCTTCTCTCTCAGCTGCAGACATCTGATTAAGTCGTATTTTATTTAATGCATATTGAGCT